CAGCGACGTAAGGATCTTCTCTACATTACGTGTGGAGCGGGTTTGTCAGTTTTGTTAGGTGTCGCTACGGTAAAGTTGACGCAGTGCGTAACTAAGAAGTCAATGGAAAAGAAAAAATTTGCAACCACAATTTACGAAGATGTTGTTATGGAAGCGAAATCAGAATTTCTCGTTTTTGATGAAAACAATGATAAATTGCATGAGATTGAGAGTAATATACATTGCGCTGGTGCTTTGAAACGTGTTGGAAACGTTAAGACAGCGCAGTGGAATTATATTCAATGCTCCGACCCTAGTCAGATAAAAACTGCTGATGCCAAAGGCTTTGTTCAATCTTTGAGTTTGAATTCGCGTTATGGGGAAGTGAAGTGTCATGCACGTAATGCTTCGCGTCCTACTCATTTCTTTGGGATTTGTGGAAATATGGCTATTGTTAACAAACATGCATTGTTTCATGGAGAGAATATGGAAATTTGGATCTCGAACACTGGTAAGGTGCGTACAGATAAGAACAACTTCTTTAGATCTAAGATCACTGCTGATGATATTCGTTATTTGAATGATGATGTTGCTCTCATTCGTTTGTCATCTATGCAATTCCATGATTACACTTCTAATATTCAACTTGATTCTAAATTTCCAAAATTTGCTGATGCATTTATTGGTTTGACTCCAGTTGTTGCTACTTTTGTCAATGATGTTATAGTTGCGCGTGGTGAGGATGGTCCCATAATTAGTCAGACACATTTTGCATATCAACTTCCTGGACATGCACCCGGTATCTGTGGAACTCCTTTGTTTTTGAAGAAAGATTCAGGTTATTCTATTTGTGGAATACATATGGCTGGAATGCGAGATTCTGATGAAGCTTATGCGACTCCAATCGATAGGAAATCCATTTGTGATGCTATTGATGATCTTAATGTGAAATCTCCGTTGATGCCTCTGATGTCAGTGTCAGAGTCCAAACTTGCATATATTGATAGCGATATTTGTCCTAAATCCATGTTTAATCATGAATCCTTTCCTGGATTGATTTATTATGGCAAGGCATCTGGTAACATCATAATGCAAAAAGGATCTAAGCTTACAAAATCTTTTATGAATCGAAATGGCGATCTTAACAAGTTGTTTTCTGAAATTTATTCTTTTGAGCCTACACAACATTTTGGCCCACCTCCTATGAAGCCATTTGTGTCAGTTGATGGAGAGTATTGTTCTCCGTGGAATTATGCTGCGAGGAAATTGAATAAGTCACGTGAACCACTTGATCGTAAAATTTTGGAACGTATTATTTTTGAAGTAACAGACAGGTTTGTTTCAGAACTTAAGCGGCGTCATAATGTTGAATGGTCACCTATGACAGTTGAAGAAGCTATTAATGGTGCTGAATGTGATGGAATGTTCAAACGTATAAATGCGTCTACTAGTGGTGGGTTCGGCTGGAATGGTGGAAAGAGAGTACACATTCCTATTGTTAAAGAAGATGGTTCAAAAATCGTTCGTGAGCCTACTAGAGCATTAAAACAACGTTTGGTAACCATGTTTGATCACTATTCTCATCGTCGATCTTATCCTTTTGTATATACGGCAGCTTTGAAAGATGAACCTCGAGATCTTAAGAAATGCGCAGTAGGTAAGACGCGTGTCTTTTGGATGTCAGCTTTATCTGACCTTATTGTGTCTAGAATGCTTCTTGGACCGATGTATACTTCAATGGTTGAAGACTCACGTCTCTATAGTACTTGTGTTGGTATTGATATGCACAAGGAAGCACATTTGTTGTATAAGGATTTGACAGATTTCTCTCCTCTCATTATTGAAGGTGATTATGGAAACTTTGATCAAAGTATGCCGTTCGACATAGGTTGGACTGTATGTTCTATAATTACCCACACTTCAAGATTGATGGGATATTCTGCTGAAGCTACTCGTGCATTGATTGGTGTGTTGACTTCTTCTCTTTTTCCCATTGCTGATATGTGTAGAGATCTTTTTTGTGCACCTGGTCAACAACCGTCCGGTAAATATGGCACTGCGGAAGATAATGGGCTGCGGGGCCTTGTTCTTCTTATGTATTATTTTTATTGGTTTGTTCAGAATCAGCCGGAATATTGTGAACACCTTCCCTCTTATGACGATATTCGTTTTCATGATTACGTTCTACCTGCTACTTATGGAGATGATGTTTTAGCTGCTACTAAAGAATCTGTGTCTCATTTTTTCAATGGAGAAAATTATGGAATGTTCTGTGAAACCGTTTATGGAATGGAGTTTACAACTGCATCTAAGGAGAAGGACAATCCTAGATTTGTTGATCCTGATAAGATGACATTTTTGAAGCGGACGTTTAAGCATCATAATGATTTGGATCGAGTTGTTGCTCCATTAGATATGAATTCCATATTTAAAGCGTTGGCATGGTATATTCCATCTGGTGTTTTGAATGAGCAGGAACAGATGCTTGCAACTCTCAATTCAGAGCTCAGAGAATTGTTTTTCCATTCTACTGAGACACAATGGCGTGCTGCTCGAGCAGCTTTTGTCGATAGTTTCGCTAAACATTTTAAAGTTTCTGTTAAAGATGTTAACAAAGTTATCGCCGATTATGGCGATGTGTTCGAATCTTTGAAACTTGATATCGATATATGCCCAACAAGTAATGATGTGTGTGGGGGAGGACATTCAGCATGTGAATTGGACGGTGTTCAAGAAGTTGAAGGAGAATCACTGGAAAGTAACATGTTGGCTGAGGTACTCAATAGAAAGAGAGTTCTCGGTTTTCAACGAACCATCATTGAAAGAGAAGGCAGTAATCGTGATGGAATTAAACGGCCTAGCAAAATTCAAGAATATACCGCACTCTTAAACGAGTATACTATTCTTCGAGATGAATCTCACAAGCTCGTGTCATACAATGACTTTTATGGTCATTACACACCTTCTGAGCTTTTACGTTCTGAGTCTTATGCTCATAGTCGCGAATTTAGAATTCGCGCAGATGAATGGATACGGATGTATAGTGAGTATGAATCTCTTCAATCTACAGTTGATGCTTTGGCAAAGATTCGAAGGAAACTTTTGCAACTTGAGCGAGACGGGAACAGTGTTGTTGTTGAGTCAAGTTATGAAACTTTTGAAGGAGCTGGAGATGATGACAATTACAAAATAAGAATTTGGGAGCAGCAATCCAAAGTCGTTTCGAAATTGATTTTTATTGTGAAACATACCGTTGGTTTGCCCTCTGATGTTCTTAAGTATCATCAACCAATTTTTCTTGATCTCGATGTCGAGTATTGGTCAAAGATAGCTTTTGCTGTTTCTGACATCTGGGGAGTTCAAGATCCGGATGAGAAACGGGATTCAAATGTTATCCGATTTTGGGAGGGTCAAACTAAATTGATTTCAAAGTTTATCTTTGCAGTTGAACATACTACAGGTTTACCTCCAAAAGAACATCCTCGTCCTGGACCACTCTATCTCGATGTCCCTTCTGAATCGTGGTGTCACTTGGTGGCTGCTGTTCAGGATCTTTTTGAGACTCAAGATGTTGAGAATGAAATTGTCGCTGAATCTGGAAAGACAGAGATAAGTTCTCCTGTTGTTGGTGGTGCTGAGGAAAAACATCAAAACATTCAAGACGTTGCTGGAACAGAAGAAGATGACACTATGGTGGGATATGCACAACCTTCATGGCTTTTGTATGACACACCTGTTGACATTAAGAATTTCTTTGAGCGTCCTGTTGATCTTTATGCAAGTACCATACCTTTAGGGTCAAATTACAATTTGACTTTGAATCCTTGGCAATTGTATATGGCTGATCCGAGTGTTCGAGCAAAAATCAGAAATTTTGCGTATATGCGTGGAAACATGAATATTCGCATTGCAATTTCTGGAACTCAATGGCATTATGGAATGCTTCAAGCATCTTATGTTCCTCTTCACGTTACGAATGCAATTTATCAGATGTACATTGCGAATCAACCGACCCTTAGGTCCTGTTTTCTCAAATATCTTTCAGCTACTCCTGGGAGTAAGACTATTGATGTTAAGGACAATGCACCTCTAGAGATGATGTTTCCATTTGTGTGCAATCAACCTATGCTTCGGTTGTTCAATAATGCAGCTACTGTTATCAGTCCATCAACTGTTTTTAATGATTTTTCAAATCTTGGGACTTTTGAGTTGCATTCATTTCTTCCTCCTGGTATAATCAATTCTAGTGGTAGTGCTACTTCCTTGGGTATAAATATATACGCTTGGATGACTGACGTTGTTTTGGGTTGTCCTACGGCCACCCAAATTGCTATAACCACTGAGTCTGATGAACGCAAGATTGGACCTGTTGAAGCTGTTGCGTCACGCGCCGCAGTTTTTGCTAACAATTTTGCCAGTATTAGTCCTTTTGCAAAAGCAAGTGCGATGGCGCTTGGTGCAGTTAGGGATGTAGCTGCCATTATGGGTTTTTCAACTCCAAATTTGAATACTATGCCGGAGCGTATGAAACCTGAAGGATTTTGGAATGAGGCTAACCTTGTTGGTTATGATTTGGGGAAGCGGATAACGCTAGATCCTCGACAAGAGCTTACAGTCGATCCGCGTATTGTTGCTGTTACTGAAGATGAGATGTCTCTTGGGTTTTTAAACTCCCAACAAGGGTTACTTGACACCTTTACTTGGGCAGCCAATGCCACTCCTGATGGTGGACCAATCTGGACTAACATTGTTACTCCTACATCTATAATTGGTACGTCATTTAATGGTGGCAATGTTTATCAGCCTACTCCTATGGGATTTGCTGCCAAACCATTTTCATATTGGCATGGAGATATTGAGTATACTTTTCAAATTATTTGTTCAAAGTTCCATAAAGGAAAGTTGGCCATATTTTTTGAACCTAATATTGCTCAAGCAGCTTTGACGACTGCTGCCCTCCAAATGAACAAGAAATTTGTTGCTATAATTGATCTTGAACAAACTACCCAAGAGTCCTTTTGTATAAATTGGACTTTTCCGAAAGCATGGGCTGCCATGCCATCGTATCAAGATGCGGCGCAGTGTGTTAATAACATTACTGATTTAACAAATTTGTTCAGATGTGCTAATGGTATGATTGGCGTTGTTCCTTTTACAGCTCTCCAGTCTCCAGATGGGAGCAGTATTGGCATAAACGTGTATGCTAGATCAGCAAATATGTTTTATAATGAAGTGCTTAATAGTAACTTGCCTACTTCTATTGTTGGGATTATTGCAGAGTCTGGTGATATGGATGTAAAATCTGATAGCACTGGAACTGATATGACTTGTTTGACACTCAATCCCAACAAGTCAAATGTGCGTTCAATTGCACAATTGCATTTTGGTGAGCTTCCCTTGAGTTTTAGGGCTCTATTAAAGCGTTTCTGGACATCAAATTCAGCATCGCACACAACAGCTGGTGATGTGCCTATTAATTGGAATGGGGAGGTTATAACTCCTCTTTTTCCAAACATCACCACAAATTTGCCGAGCAAC